TGAGCAAATTGGGTACTGTTTTTTCGGATCGTCGGTTTTATGCAGCTGTGTCGGCTGTGCTGGTTATCTTCTTCGCAGTTCCAGAAGACAAAGCTACTCCTTATCTGGAAACAATTGGTACTCTGATCAGCACTTTGGCCCTGATGATTTCGTGGACTCTTCGGCCTCCTAGCGGTTTGAAGTATAAGGAAATTTTGGATTATACGGTTATTTCTGACATTGCTAAGAAACTGAATCTCGTGTACGGGAAGAAAGATGCGTAGTGGGTAAAACAATACCAGCGGATTTGTACGATTACCTCTCTAATAATCCCAAGACATCAGGAAAAGCACTTTTTAAATTGGGATTAACAAGCTCAGAGAGGACAGGTAGAAGGCACAAAGGCTGGTTTAAAGAGGGAGCAATACGAGACGAAAACTATTATATCAATAAAAAACCTGCTATAGCTTCTGTTCAGGAAAAGCAGAAAGAAATTGATATTGATGAGTTTTTCAGACTTGCTCCACAACTAGTAGCTTTAAAAGACAAACTTGATCCGATATATACCCAAGACGAATTTGATTTTAAGACGGATAAACCGATAGCTGTAATCTTCCCCTCGTGTATGCATTTGGGGGGAAGATACACCGTCTATGAAGAGTTGCAGCGTATCTTTCAACAGGTTTTAGATATTCCTGGAATTTACTGGGGATCATTGGGAGATGATATTGAAGGTATGTTGCCTTCTTTTGTAGATGCAACTTCTATGACAGAACAGATCATTACCGTACCGGATCAGTATGTTGTGCTTTCTAGTATCCTTGGTAAATTAGTTGAACGCAATAAACTGTTATTTGGGATAGGTTCGCAGCACGGATCGGACTGGTCACGACGTAGACATGGCAGTAATCCAGTCAAAAAGATTTATTTGGGATACGACGTACCTTTTTATGATGGGAAGGCTTATTTACACTTTAAAGTTGGTCAGGAAACTTACCATGTAGCGGTAGCTCATTCCTTTCAGGGATCAAGCCAGTGGAATCCACTACAGGCACAAAGTAAGGCTTTTCACTTTGATTTCCCGAACGCAGATGTTGTAGTCATGGGTGACAAGCATAATTTTGATGTGATGGAAACACGAGCATCGAATTGGGAGATGGAAGCGGGAAACAGAAAGTCAGATCGTATTCTTCTTTTGCAGTCCGGCACGGCTAAAACTGGTCCTGATGTTTATACCATTCAAGGCTGGAGTAAAGGAAGATTAGGTTGGCCTATTGTCGTGTTTTATCCAAACGAACATTTAGTCAAGTATAGTTGGGACTTAGCAGATGTGGAGTATTGGCTAAATGGATAGCAAACCGAAGAAAAGTTTGTCTGACTATAAGTGGTTTAAGATGTTCAACGAACGGGAACAAAAAGAACTGCTGTTTGCTCAGATGTATTTCAATGAGTTTGGTCACGGTACAGATGGGCATCACAGACTCATGTTGATTGCTAGACTTTTAGGCTATTTAAGTCTTGCTGAGAGTGATCCAGACGCATTTAAAGAATTTCTAGATACGTGGGAATAAACTAATCTGAATACAAGGAGAGTGAAATAATGGAAGATCAGACAGAAGGACGAGTCGTGATGGACAATATTATAGAGGGTAAAATTGTACATTACGTGTTGCATGAAGGCAGTAGTAAAGGTCAACACCGTCCTGCTATCATAGTAAACGCCTGGGGCGGTAATTATGATGGAGGTCGTGTTAATTTGCAGGTGTTTACTGACTTTTTGAATGATGGTGCAGGTTTTGAGACAGGTGCGTACTGGGCTACAAGTATTCGATATTCTGGAGATAACGAGTTGGGTACTTGGCACTGGATCGAAAAAGCCTGATATGTAAATAATGTCCATTAGGACACTAATTAAATATGAATTCAAGAAACCTCTCCAAGCGAAGGGTTTTTTGATTCCTGGGGTAATCTTTATACTAAGTATGTTAGGAGGAATCTTGTAATAATATGCCTTATAAATATGCATCTTTGCCTCAGAGACGATTTGTAGCAGGTACAGGTGTTCGGTATATGGCAGACGGTAAAACAATCCGTTGCCATGCTGTCAGTCGAAACAAATTAAATAAACTGAGGAAAGAAAATCCAGAACTGAGATCAAAAGACGTATGGCCTGAGTTGCAATGTAATCGTGCAGCTAGACCGGGATTTTATGTTTGTTTATATCACGGTGCAGGAAGAGTAGGAGGACCAATGCCAGGAAGTAGAAAAATGGTAGTCAAAGAAGCTAGAGATATTTCTAGTTTTGTGTCTAGAGGAATTGCGGATAAATATCGTGTTTTTGTGAGTGATCCTGAAATATTCTCGCAGAGACAGAATATTGCTTTGTTGTATGCCCGTAATGCAGAGATTTTATCTGATCCGGCTGGAGACTTGACGGGTGATAAAGCCAGAAAAGCATTGCACAAAGGATTAGATATGATCGAAGCTGGTGATCCGAATGGGGGATCAAAAGCGATTAGAGAAGTTTTAGAAAAGATCGATTCCGCAAAAGAGACGTGGGCAGAGTTTCGCCAGAACGCAGATACGATCAAAAACCTGACCAATGCAGAAGTGAACAGAGCTAAAGAAATGAGATTGACTCTTACTTCTGAACAGGTTTTAGGAATGATTGATCGTCTCTTGAATGTTGTAGTGGACGCTATTGAGAAAAATATCATCGATCCCAAAGTACAAGGACCGTTAATTTCAACTATTGTAGGAGGGGCGCGTGGGATTATTGGAACAAGCGATCAATCGCTTTTCGGACAACCTACAGGCGAAAGCGGAACAGATAATTGATTCACCTTCTGCCTGGATAGAGAAATATTTTTGGGTTCCTGATCCTCGTGATCCGTATACAGGAGAACGTTTGCCAGCAGGACCGATGGTGTTAGCTACCCATCAAAGAAGGATTATTGACGAGGCTTTAAGAAGATTACCGAACGGTAAATTAAAATATTCGACTGTGATTTATTCCGCTCCAAAGAAATCTGGTAAGTCTGCGATAGCTTCTGCGGTTACGTTGTATTTTGCTCATCACAATCCTGAGTCTCACCTCTATTGCGTGGCGAACGATGGTAGACAATCTGAAGGACGTATTTTTGCTCCTATTCTTACTAATTTCAGATTGCACAGGGATAAATCAGGTATTTTTAAATCCATAAACCCGAACAAAAAAGATGTTACTTTGCCAAACAATACAACCATTGAAGCAATTACTTGTGACGCGGCTGGAGAAGCTGGATCACAACCTCTGCTAGTTGCGTACTCAGAAATTTGGGGATATGACACTGACAATAAAAAACGTTTGTGGACGGAAATGACAATTCCTCCTACCCTTGAAGGTTACGCTATGAGATGGGTAGAGACCTATGCGGGGTTTACCGGAAAGTCTGAATTACTTGAGCAACTTTATAACACGGCGGTTAAGGAAGGTACTCCACATCCTGATTTTCTTGATATGATGAGTGATGGATTACCAGTTGTTTATGTGAATGAGGCTGCTGGCATCTTTTGTTATTGGGATCATGAGCCTAGAATGGTTTGGCAAAGTTCCAGTTATTACTCGCAGGAGTCTAAATTGTTAACTCCCTCTGAGTATAGACGTATTCATGAAAACCGATGGGTGTCTCCGATTGACGCTTTTATATCAGAAGAAATGTGGATGGCTCTCAAGAAAGAAGCTCCACCTTTAACTAATAAAACTCCTATAGTCTTAGGCGTTGACGGTGCTATTTCAAACGACTATGCGGCTATTGTCGGGGTAACTCGTGATCCTGACGATAACGAAGATATTCTTGTCAGGTTTTGTTATATTTTCACCCCACAAAAAGGTGGTGGTACAATTAAAATCAGTGAGACAGTAGAACCAAAGATAAGAGAATTGTGTAATACCTATTATATAGTTTGTGTGGCCTATGACAAGTATCAGTTAGAGGACATGGCTCAACGTCTCAGAAAAGATAAAGTTTGTTGGATGTTCAACTTTTCTCAGCAGAATGATCGTTCTGTGGCGGATAAAGGTTTATATGATCGTGTTACCAATAAACAAATTTTTTGGGACATGAACGGGTTTGGTCTGAATAAGATGGAGGGTGTGCCTACTCTCTATCAGCACGTCACACAAGCTGGTTCTAAAAATGATGGCGGCAAGTTACGTCTGGAAAAGCTCACTGATAATGCCAAAATTGACGCGGCGGTTGCTCTTTCGATGGCTACTGCCCAATGTAAAAAACTAAATCTTTCTAATCGAGAGGGAAGTTTATTGGAGAGATTAAAGGCGGGTAGATTAACTGAAGATGAGATTTTAACTAAATGGAAAGAGCAAAATGATCCAGTCAGACATACTTAAAGATTATGATCCTAAACTTGAACAAAAGACTGTTCAAGACTTTCCTGCACCTAATGAACGTGGTGGAGTAAATCGTTTTATTCTCCAGATGGCTAATATTGCTGATGAGATTATCCCCTGGTCGGTTTCTCCCCACAGCAGAGATAGTGAACTGAGAAAGTTTTGGCCTTCTGAGCCTATGATTGCCTCTGCTGTGTATGCAGCGACTTCTCGTATCTCTAGTTTTGAGTGGGAATTGATCGCGGCTGACCCTGGAGGAAGAAAGCCTAAGAATACGATCCGCGCTGTAGCTACGATGTTGAAACATGCGGATTACGGATCAGGCTGGCAACATCTTTTGTTGAAAACGCTGATCGATCTTTATACCCAGGATAACGGCGCTTTCTGGCTGTTAATTCGAGATCAAGATCGGCCTGACTCGCCTGTTCTTAATATCGCTCATTTGGATTCTTCAAAGTGTCTGCGAACGGGAAATCACAAAGTTCCTGTTATTTATACAAACAGGTGGGGCAAAGAGTA